GTTGGGGTTTCAGATCAAGCAGCCAAAGCTATTGATGGCATTATTCCAAAAAATGCGAATGAACGAGCGATCAAACTTACTGAGTCATTGAACGCTATTACAGGGTCGTTAAAAAGTACAGATATTGCAGCGGATGGGGCGATTGATGGGTTTAAAAAGTTGGGTGTTGATTCGGTTCGATCGCTGAATATCTTAAAAGCCAATTTGGCGACTTCAAAAACAAAGCTTGAAGAGTTCTCAAAAACCAATGCAACACCAGAGGATATTCGTAATGCGCAACAGCAAGTAGATGCGTTAGAAAAAGAGATCTTGCAAGCGGATAAGGCGTTCAAAAATTTTAAATCAGAATTGGGTTTAGTTGCCCCAGAGATTAGCGCCCTTGATCAAGCTATAGATAAAACAAATACTGAGCTTGCCCAAACTGACACAGCAGCTCAGACAGCTCAAAAAGGCATAGCTGGGCTTAGAACTGGTTATACAGCTCTTATTGGTGTGATGGGTGGTATTGGTATTGGCTTAGGCATTCGAGAGCTTGCTGCGGCCGCTGATTCATATACAAACCTATCAGCACGTATCAATATCGCTACTAGTGATGGTGGAAACTTTGAACAGGCTATGGCTGGGGTGCATCAGGTTGCACTGATGACCAATTCAAGCCTTGATGCTACTGCCGGATTATTCACTAAAGTGAATGACGTTGGTAAGCAGATGGGGTTAACCCAGCAGCAGAATTTAGATTTGGTTAAGACCATTAACATGGCTATCCAAACTGGTGGCGGATCGGCTGCATCTACCGAGGCGGCTGTTTACCAATTCACTCAGGCTTTGCAATCTGGTGTACTTCGTGGTGATGAGTTCAACTCAATCATGGAACAGGCCCCTGGTATATCCAAAGCTTTAGCTCATTCGCTCGGGGTTGCTACTGATGAACTCAGAAAGATGGCTGAGAATGGTGAACTATCATCAGAGAAGGTTATCAAGGCTATACAAAACCAATCTAAAGCAATTGAAGCTGATTATGCCAAGTTTCCTTTAACGATTAGCAATGCACTGCAGAAAATTTCTACGCAGTGGCAGATTCTGATTGGTGAAATGGATCAGGCCAATGGTTCGAGTGCAACAGTAGCAAATGCTTTATCAGTAATTGCAGATAACCTTGGTATCTTAAAAGTATTCTTTGATGATGTTGCTGCCGGGGTAGGATGGTTTCAAGACCAGTTGTCAGAGATTGATCCATCCACCATTGAGTCCATTAGAAGTACTTTATCTGCTGTGTATGACACGATTAAAACGGTCATATCCAGTCTTGCAGGAATTGGTGAAACTGCATGGAGTGCTTTCTCATCTACCTTAGATGCTATTGCTCCTTTGTTTAATGCAATTTTGAATGGCAAAGAAGAAGTCAGTGGATTAACTACATTATTTAATGTTTTTAAAATTGCATTAGGCGTAGTTGCTGATGGAGCAACAGGGTTAAATATTGCCTTGAAGTTGCTTCTTTCAGGTATCCAGTTTGTTTCAGGCGGTATTCATTCACTTAGTGCAGCAGTGCTTGATTTTCTGGGTTTTGATGACCTTGCAGCACAGGCTCAGCATGCTTCAGACGCCTTATTCAGACAGGCCGAAAAGAATGCCTCAGAAGCTAAACATCTAGCCTTAGAAAGTAAATCAGCTACCCGTGAAGCCATTAGAGATATTACTCAAACAGAGGCAGAGGCCAATCAGGAAAGGGTAACCAATGCCCAGCAAACCCTTGACCAGTTAAAAGCCCAGGAGGAAAAGCATAAGGCTGACTATAAAGCCATAAGTGACGAGCGAGTTAAGGCAGAGCAACAGCTTTTTGATGCGCGTAAATCTGGTAATCAGGCCGCAATTGATTTAGCTGTAAAAGGTCTTGCTGACTTGGATACCAAGGAGAAGGCATACCAAGCCGAAAGCAAAAAGATTACCGATGAGAAAATTAAAGCCGCTCAAGACTGGGTAAATGCTCAGCTTGTGGCAGCAGATGGGACTCAAAAAGCAGCCGATGCAGCCACTCAAAAAACTATGCAGACGACCCTTGCAGCACAAGGGTTAAAGCTTGAATTTGATAGTGCTGGAAAGGCTATCGTAAAAGCCATGGGTGATGGATCGGTTGGGGTAACTAATTTAAATAATAAATTGGTTGCTGGGCGCAAAGGTGCAGAAGCATTAGGCTTGGATTTAGACGTTGCTCTCAATCGTGTATCAGAAGGGTTTGCTGGGAAAAAGAAAAACCTTGATGATTTTGTTAAGAGCCTTGAACTTATGGGGGTTAAGGGTGAGCAAGCCGCAGATGTCACGTATCAAGCTTGGTTGAAGTTACTTGAAACAGCCAAAAGCCAGGCTGAGATTGATTTTGCAAAAGCAAAGCTCAAAGAATTTGGTGATCAAGGTCAGATTTCCACATCTCAAGTCGAGCAAGGCTTAATTGCAATCAAATTGCAGGCTCAAAAGCTACCCGATGATATTGATCCTGTGACCGAAGCTTTTAAACGTCTCGGAATTGAAACTAAAGAAAACCTAAAGCTCGCAGCACAGCAAGCTTTAATGGACTACATCACAATCCGAGATAGTGGTAAAGCTACAGCTGAAGGTGTTCAAAAGGCTTACGAAAAAGCAGCTCAAGCAGCTGCAGCTTCAGGTGATGCTGGTGTAATAGCATCTACAAATGCTGCTAATGCCGGGCGTAATTTGGAAGTCCAAATCGACACCACCGGTAAAGCCTCTGTTAAATCCATGGATGAACTTGAAACAGCTATCACACGTGCCGGCAATAGCTTTAAGGGTATTGAATATGGTGCTCGATCTGCAGGTAATGTTATGCGGGAGGAGGCTGAAAGTGCTGGTGATGCATGGCGGGCTGCTGTAGAGAAAGCAAACCAGGATTTTAAAGCTGAAATGAAGGCACAGGGTGAAGCCCTTAGCTCTATGTATGATTATCAGTCTTACAGTAAAGCCGATGTTTTATCGCAGCTTAAGAGCAAGGGTTATAGCGACAAAGAGGCCCAGAAACTTGCTGGTGATATTTGGGCGCAAGGGATGGCGGCAGATCGGGATGCGAAATATTCAAGTTTAGGTAGAAGTGGTCCACTAACAGCGTTAATTAATGCTGAATTTGATAAAGCAGCATCTAAGGGTCTAACCACTCAGCACGGCACCAACAAGATTAACGAATTGTTGCACCAAATGAGTAGTAATAGCCTTGTTTCTACAGGCCCATCTGCGAAGTCTGTAGATGTGAATAGTCTCGCACCAAGTATCAGCACCCCAACAGCCAACATCCCATCAACCGATGCCTCTAAAAACGTGAACTATACAATTAACTTTGGTGGCCAGACGCTCTCATTATCTGGTTCAGCAGAGCAGGAATCTCTAATGAATCAACTGGTCAATCAACTTAAAACACAGGCGAAATCAACATGAAACTTATTCGCTTAGCAACATCAGAGACCGTCCCATTAGAGGACGGTTTTTTATGGCCTGATGAATTCTCATGGAAGGCCATTGAGCAGACTCAAAACTATGCAATCGATGGCTCTCTGGTAATTCAAGAAGGTAAAAAGAAGTCAGGCAGACCGATTACATTACAGCCAGCAGATAAGGAAATGGGCTGGATCAAGCTGCGTGAATTACGGACTGTTTTGGAGTGGTCGAAGTTGCAGAACGAAATGTTTCAACTGCAGTTTGAGCAGCCACACGATAGTCGACAATTCACGGTCAAATTTAATCACCAGGACGGAGCTTTAGAGGCTGATCCGGTTAAAGGGATTCCAGCGGTATCACTGGATGATTATTACAACGTGACCTTACGCTTTACGGAGTTAAATGATGGCGATTGAAACTAAAGATTTAGTGATTTACAAGTCTGAGCGCTTGACTGATAACTCGGATGGTGGGGGTAAATATTCAGGTGTTGTAGTACAGGATGGCATCAGCAATAACTTGTTTAATGATATTTCTGAGATGGATGGAACCATGGGTGATGTCTCCATGCGTAAAGTATTCCCGGCCGTCACTACTGAAGATACCAGCCTGCTAATGGGTGCAACGGTCTTTATCTCGGAACTCCCAAAAGACCAAAACGTCTCAGCATTACTATTTAGCACCAAAAACTGGACCGATGAACGTCAGTCTGCCCAGAACCGGGTGGAGAATTATCTGGCCAAAGGCGGGCAGATTGCAGGTACACCACTTGATACACATTGGAAGGGCATGAAGTCACTCCAGGTGGCCATGTTTCCACAAGAAATTGAATCTTCTGTGGGTGATACGATTGTTCTGATCAGTGATGAGGGCAAGGCTTTGGAGTATGAGCAATATGTGCGTATCACCAAGGTTGAGACACGCACTGCAATCATGGTGATCGATGGTAAAGATGTTGAGTACAAGGTAGCTACTTACTCGCTAAACGATCCACTTGAAATTGATTTCGTGGGTCTATCGGCCCGGCAATGGTATTCAGGCAGCACATCAAAAACCATTATCCGGGACACCATTGTTGCTGATACCGGGCTGTATTACTCATCTACCGCACTGGCATCAGATGCCAATGTGGGTGAGTTTACAGTCAATGCTAAAAGCATCTTTTCCCAACTGATCCCATCAGCCCAGACAGAAACACCGATTGTTGATGTCAATGCCGCTGGCGAAAGTGTGGTGCTGGTGGCAGGCAATACTAGTACCATTACAGCCAGTTACCCCAATATGGTGATTGGTGTCAGCCAGAATCTTTATATCGGCTCTGCGGTGATTCCCTCAAGCGTATCATTCACTTTGCAGGGTCAGCAAATTACCGATCAAGGCGGATTATTAAAGAATACTCAAGGCACCCAAGTTGGAACGATTGATTACCAGCGTGGTCTAATCCAGTGGACTTCATCTGCACCAGCCGGAACTGTGAGTTTGAGTATTACCTTCAAACCAGCAGCAGCGCCAAACCAGTATTATCAGAGCCAAGCTATTCCGGTAACTCAGAACAACCAAAGTACCAACTGGACCGGGGTTTTAATACCGATTCCAGCTCCGGGTGCTTTATCGATTTCATACATGAGTCAAGGCAAGTTTTATACCTTGCAGGATGATGGATCGGGTCAGCTTAAGGCATCCAGTCCATCCTTTGGCTCAGGCATGATCAACTATGAAACTGGTTCGTGGTTATTAACTACAGGTGCTTTACCGGATGTGGATACACCGATTCTATTGAACTGGGGTACGCCGATTATCACTTTTGTTCGATCAAATTTAAGTGTGGAAAAAGCTGCATTTGATTTTGATCTGGGGCAAACCGGTATTGCACCAGGTGTAACAATTAACTGGATGCTTGAAGGTGAAGCAAAAACAGCCGTGAGCAATGCTCAAGGCAAGTTTACTGGTGATGCCATAGGTGAAATTAACTATGCAACAGGGCTTGGAAAGCTCGTTCCAAATAAGTTGCCGCAGAAAAACACCCAGTTCACTGTAATTTATAACTTTGGTGAGCAGCTCACTCAAACTAAGTCAGCAGTTGCGCCAGATACCAATCAAAAACTGAGTTTTACTATTGGTACTGGTGCAGCAATCCAGCCAAACAGTGTTGAGTTAAGCATTCCTGTTGTTGATCAATTGGGACAGAACGACAGTACTGTAAAAGTGATTGATGTGCCAATCAATAGCACCACGGGCAACCTTGTAACCAGTGCTGGTGAAAATCAAGGAACCATTGATTACATCACGGGTGCAGTTGAGGTCACGCCTATCTTAATTAAAAAACAATTCACTCAAGCTTACACACTATCGGAAACATACGCTTCTGCGTAAGTGAGGCAATATGGCTTTTTATTTACCACAAACATCCAGAATCAATGGCACGGAAGTTACTCTTAAAGCTTTCCAGGCAGTTGATGTGTCGGTGAAATACCGCGACACTTCAGGGCTAAATTCAAGTTCTAAAATCGTGATCGGGGATAAACTGCGATTGGATTTATCTTCGGGATTTAATGAGCAGATTCTGATAGGTTCAGCTCGATTTAAAGTGGGTACTGATACCTTTCTAGATCGTACGGGCTTGCTGTATCGCAATGTGAATCCAGCCAATAACAGCGGGATTCAGTCTGGGTTCATTCAGTATGGTACTGGTATTGTCGAAGTCGATTCTTGGACCCCAAATGCGGATAATACGATTACACTGGAATCCTTGACCACAACAACCGATCTGCCGCCGGTCAATAAAATCAGTTTTAGAACGCCAATCATGCCGATCCGGCCACAATCATTAACTGTGGTGGTGGGTACTATCGAGCATGGACAACTGACTTTAACTGCTGATGAAAATGGGGTGATTGAGACCAGCCGAGCACATGGTCAGGTGAATTGGGATAACGGTTTTGTCACGATTTACTTCTACAGCAAAACCAAGATCATTGAAGCCAATCGGGCAGAGATTGAAGCGAACGACTGGTATGACCCACTGCTGGAGTATCAGGAAGGTGTGGATTCTTATATTAATATCCCTGTCTGGGTAGATGCTTCATCAGTGCGTTATAACGCAGTGGCTTATACCTACATTCCTCTAGATTCTGAAATTTTAGGCCTGTCTGCTACACGCTTGCCGATTGATGGCCGGGTGCCGATCTTCCGTGTTGGCGGCATTGGAATTGTCAGCTCAAGCAAGTCTCAGGAGCTACCAAGTGCAATTGCCGGAACCACGTACGATCTGAACGACCAACGCATTTCATGGGCAGAGTTGGAAGATGCTAATGGAACCAAAGTATCCTTCGATTTGTACACAGTTGATTATGATTATGGTCGTGTGACGCTGGGTGGCGACTTTGTGTTGGGTAATTTGGTTGCGCCACTCACAGTAAAATATCGTTATCAGGACACGGGCCTGATTCGTGACGTACAGATCAATGGCCAGCTAACCTTCACTAAGCCCTTAACGCATAATTATGATGCAGTGGACACTATTGTTGGATCGGCCCTGGTTATTGGTGATATGCAGGCACGCTATACACGCAAGTTTGTGCAAGGTTCATGGAGTGGTACTTGGGCGGATGAGCCTGTGGGTGCCACAATTCCAGCCAATTACAACGATGCACTGTATCCGATTCAGGTCACAAACAAGGGTGCAATTCAGGAACGTTGGTATATCCAGTTTACCGACACGCAATCATTCCGCTGCATCGGTGAATATTCTGGCCAGATTGGTACAGGTACGACCAATGCAGACTATGCACCGATTAACCCGGTGACAGGCGTACCGTACTTCACAATCAAGAAGGAAGGCTGGGGGGCTGGATGGGCCAATGGCAATATCCTGCGCTTTAATACGGTGGCTGCAAACTTTCCAGTCTGGGTGATTCGTACGGTAAAGCAATCCGAGCCAGCTGTGCTGTCAGACCAGTTCCAAATCATGCTGCGTGGCGACATTGACCGCGTGGTTTAAAAATTAAATCAAATATGACCGCAATTGCGGTCTTTTTTTATGAGTGAAGAAAAATGGCGACAGATGTAGATGTTCAATACTTTAGCCACTTAAATGGATTAACTTTAGGGAATAACTGGGGTGACTTGATTCGCTTACTTGATAAAGCATTGGTAACAGGCATTGATTTTACCCAGATCACAGCAGCATCTATTGATGCGCAAGGCGATGTGCATATCACCTTATACTCAGCACATAATGCAATGCTGTTTCAAGTGGTTGAATTGATAGGTTTTGCGCCTGCTTCTTTTAATCAGAAATATCGAATCAAAGGTGTGCCTAACACTACACAACTCATTCTAAAACCACATACCGCAATTGCAGAAACAAGCATCACAACAGTTGGGGTGGGGAAACTAGCATCACTCGGCTATGACATCATTTTTCGTGATGCGGGAGATGTGAAACGGGTATATCGTGCAAAAAATCCTACTGCACAGCATCCGTTTATTCGTGTAGATGAAAGCCTGACAAGTCCAGTTGGTACCACAGGTGTATATACATCAACTTATGCTAAATATGCGATGGTCGGCCTGCTTGAGCACATGGATCATATTGATGACTATGAAAACCCCGATGTGCTTCAATTACCGTTTGACCCAAGCAACCTTGCAAAAAACTGGAAAATTAGTGGAACTGGGTCAGGTGTTGTGCGTGGATGGTCAAGATGGTACTGGGCTAGATCTAGTCTGCCAAACGTATCAGAAGCCTCTAACGACACTACCGCGAGCAATGGGAATAGAAAATTCACTTTAGTTGGAACTGGTGACTTATTCTACCTATTAACAGAGTTAATCCCAGGTGGAACTGGGAAAATTTTAAATGCAGCTGGGTATGTGATTAATGATTCACACAGCCCAAAAAATAATTGGGTTTTAATGTGTACACTATCTACTTATTCAGCATTACAAAGCCAAGGTGATCAATATGGATATTGGGGGAATGGCACTGGGTATCAACCATTGATGCGAAATACTACCACCGGCTGTTTTTACACAAATAAAGATGACATTAATCACGATAGTCATGTTTTTGCTTATCCAATTCAGCATGACTTCAATAGTGGTAATAATTCAAACTTTTCATCAATGGATGTTCCTGCGGTAGAGATTCCATTCTATGATGAAGGCAAAAAACTCAGAGGAACGCTACCCACTATTTGTTATGCAGGGAAATTAATTAGCAATACGGATACGACTGTAATTATATCCAATACCTCTATGTATATTTCAGATGTGGCAATGAACACAAATAGTGTTGGCGGTTTTTATTTTTATCTTGGAGACATTGAATGAAACCATACTCTCGAAGAATTTTACCTTCATCTAATTTATTGCAGGCTATATCCACAGGTCCTGTTATTGCAAAAATTAAAGGTTCGGTTAAAAAACTTGGTCAACAATATCAAGATGCCACCATTGTGCTTTATAACAAAGCCAATCTACAGCCAATCGCAGTAAGAAAACCCGATCAAAATGGCAATTATCAGTTTTTAGGGCTAAATACAGACCTAAAGACTTTTATTATTGCTATTGATAAAAAACAGCAATTCAACGCAGTTATTCAAGATAACGTGGTGCCAAAATGAGTAAAACTTCAGTCAATGCTCGGCTTGCCATGATTCAAGCCTTTGCAAATTTTATGGATAGCGGTATCCAAAGTGCTACCGTTATTTTTTATGATGGTGTGCAGCCTGCAAGTACCGAAGTTGCAGCAGATTCAAACAATGTCTTGGTGACACTCACATTTCCTGAACCATGTATTAAAGAAACTACGGCCACTTATGTTGAGCTTCATCCGACCGATACAGGCACCGTCATCAAAGCTGGTACTACAACCTGGGCGCGTATTTTTAACGGAGCCGGTGAAGTGGTTGCTGATCTTACTGTGGGTACTGATATTGTGCTTGCCAATACTAATCTTGCACTTGGTGGGTCATTCCAGATTAACTCATTTAAAATCAGACCATAGGTGATGTATGGTAGGTATTAGAATTGAGTTTTCACAGTTTGGTCACTTCGATTATTTTGAAATTATTCGATCAGATGCATCTATGATAGGTGTTGCAGATTCAGCACTACCTGCACCGATTGCGACTAACTTAAAGACCATGTATTACGTCGATACAGCTGTTGTAGAAGGGGCGACGTACTATTACAAAATTCGTGTGCATCGATCCGGGTTATCTGCTGTAAGTGATACAGAAATCGAAGCCCTTGCGATACTTGGTGATGAATACTTTAATTATGTGGAATTATTATTCTTAACAGATGGGGAGGTTAAGGATTATTCCAACCTTAATCGCACACCGTCAGTGATCGGCTCCTATTCGTTCATCCCATCCACCACCATACCTGTGAAATATGATGAATATTCATTAGATATAAGTGACTATGGTGCTTTGGATTTCGGAACAATTACGCTTGGTCTAGATGATTTCACTTTTGAAAGCTATGTGTATAGCCCTGACAATTCCTATTTAGGCACACTACTTTTTTTAAATGGTTGTGGATTTAACTTTGAAGTACCCAATGGGGGAAGTTTAGCAATAAGAAGTGATGATTACACTTTTTATAGATGGGTAGGTATAACTGTACCTAGAAATCAATGGAATCATTGGTGTGTGATGCGAAAAGATGGTGTGTTTTATGCGTATTTAAATGGTGTTCAGAAATTTTCCTATAGCAATACATTTAATCTGACTGAATCAACGATACGTCTTTTTTCAGATTCTTCTCGTAATGGTACAATGCGAGCTGACTACATGAGTTCTACTCGATTAACACGTTTTGCACGTTATGAAACTGCAGGTTTTACACCACCTTCTGAAAAATTTAGAACAATGTAGTCGGGTCGCAATATGGCAGATTTATTAAAAGCACCTGACTCAATATCAGCATCATATCGTGCTGATGCTTCCCCTAGCGTGTTATCAAAACCTTTTAATCTACATGCTACTTATGATGAAAATGCTGGTGGTGATACTCAATCTGTCAATGTCATTGGTTTTGCATCCTTAGTTGTTGGTAATGTAAATGTTTTGTATACCCAACATATTATAGCCAATGGGTTTGATAGCTCGCTCTACGGTAGTGCAAAGGGGTACAACACACGTCAACAGGTGCATCCTGGTGGATTTTTTAGTAACGCTTTCGGTGTAGCCGTATTAAAAAACAAAAATCAAAGTGTATTATCAAATTCATTTAATTCTTCACTATATGGTCGCCCTACAATCTATAACCTGCGCCAGTATGTTATAGATTGTGGTGGTTTTCATAGTGCTGTATTTGGTACAGCGTATATGCAGGGTGGTGTTAAGTTTGTTAATGCCTATGGTTTAAACACTTTAGCTTTTCCCACACCTATAGTAATCAATACACGTGCTGATCAAGATGCACGACCAATCGGTATCGCACCACCATTACAGCAAGTGTCGAACCCTAACGTATCACCACGTACTATAAGACCTGTAGGGATTATTGGGTGGTCATTCGGCACAGCATGGGTACAACGTAATCCATCGCCAAAAGGATTCATCAACGATAGTTACGGTATAGCATGGGTTTCGCATAGTCCACGATATATCACACCATTTAAGGTAGATGCTTTTCAAAGCGGCTATGCCAAAATCTTTGATCCAATGCAGCGGATACATCACGAAGGCAGCCCACATATTCCAGGCGGTATCTTTGGTGATATTGCGATCAAGAATAGCCGTCGTGTGCTATCTATACCGGGTGAAGATCATTCACGTTATGGTGACTGGTCCGAAGTGCATTCCAATCTAATTAATGTCGCTGCACAGTCCTTTGATGCAAAAGCCTTTGGTTCAGCCGACATCTGGAATAAAACACCGTCTGTCATTCCGCAACCTTTTAATAGCTCCATATTTGGTACCGCATTTATTAGTTACCGTGTGCGTCGCATTCTGGGTCGCGGTATTGATATGCCAGAAAGCCAGAGATTTGGCAAGCATATCCTTACCAAGCCACCAGAACTTAAACCGGGTTCAATCTTCGGTCAAGCATTCGGCAATAATTGGGTCAGCAATAAAACGCGCTACCTGACTCCACCCAGCCTAAACACGCTGCAGATTAGTAGTCCGGTGGTGTGGTTTCGCTATCGCTATGTCAGCGCAACCGGAATTAACTTCCCTGGTATGGTAGCACCTAAGATAGAACACGGTTTGCGTACCCTTCTGGCCAAAGGTGGCTCATTTAATGTCTTTGGTACACCGATAGTTTGGTTTAGAGTGCGCTCCATCAAGGTGTCGAGTATTTTTCGAGAGTTCGAATCCAAGCATCTGGTCGGTGGTACACAGCATATTCGTCCTGATGGTTTTGATGCTGCCCGGTTTGGGGAACGGATTATTCCTGAAATCCAGGGGGTTTATGCACAAGGTTTTAATAGCCAAGGCTTTAGTGAGCTCAACCAGATTGAACTGCATACACGTTGGGTACGTGCAAGTGGATTCCTGAGCTTTGGCCAGCAGACTTCTGACCGCTACGGCACCGCAAAAATCTGGAATAAACGCCAGTATATTCAGCACAGCTATGATTCCGGTGATGGATTAAACCCGGGCGGCTTTGGCCAATGGAATGCAATTGCCAACCGTAACCGTAGAATAAGAGTCATTGGTTTTGATGCGGCCCGATTTGGATATCACCAGATTTATAACAATGCGCGTCCTTTGTTGCCACTTTCATTCATGCCTGGTGTGTTTGGTACTGCCATGATTTCAGATCGGGTACGTCGCATTCGTCTGGAAGGAATGGAAGCACCTTATATGAGTGGATGGGGCCGGGTATTTAACGCTGCACATCTGATCTCTGCACTAGGTGGTAAACATGAGGTTTTTGGCAGTCCATCTGTGTTGAACACACGTCGGGAATACCGGTGGGTCGGGGCCTTTGAATCTATGCAGTTTGGGCAACCGATGATTGCTTTTCGGATTCGCAATATCCATATAGAAAGCCGTTACAGTATTGCACCGATCTACCTACCGCTACCCAAATTTGATCTACATACGCGCTATATTGAACCGCAAGGACCGGAAACAGATGCCTTTGGTGGCCCATCCCTACATATTAAATGGAATATCATCACCACTCGATGGTCACACCGCGAACTTTTTGGAGATCCATTTGTACGCAATCTCACTCCTGAATTAAAACAGCGTGGTGCCAATTTAGAAGAATTTGGCAAACCTGCAATACGGCTACAGTGGGAACGCTACCAGGTAGAAGGTTTTGGTAATGAGATCTTTGGTCGTCAGCTTATTGCTTTTCGTGACAGGTCCATGATGGTTTCAGGCTTTAATGCTTTTGCTTTTGGTCGTATTAATGTCACCAAAACCGGTGCACCACCGTACAGCTTGCAAACGATTACTTTGGATTGGGCCGGTGAAGGTGAACGTCCTGATAACTTTAGCGGCAATGGTATCGAGGTGCCACGTAACCAGGTAACAGGAGCAAGCCTAAAAACCAACGTGATTTTTGCAAGTGGTTTTGTAGCAACACAAATAGGAAGCCATCATGCACAATCTAACGGTATCCTAGTCGAACCAGGTATTCAGCAGTTTGCGATAGGCGATCATATAGTCGGCTTAAAGAATCGAAATATCTCCATTACTTCTATAGCGTCGCAAACTGTAGTAGGCCAACCACGATTATCGCCACATACCATTTATGCTGTGATGGAATCACCATTCCAGGCACGTGTCAATCATCCGTCTGGTAGTCTGCATTATGTCAATAGCGATAATGGAAGTCGTACACCTGGCGAAGTATTTGGTTGGACTACTGTCACCCTACGTCATCGTACACTGGGTACGTTTGGGGTAAATCAATCCATTGTAGAACGCCCAACAGTTTCCCTAAAAAGAATCTACATTCAACCGAACGGTATTCAGTCCTTCCGTATGGGGTGGCACTTCCTGTCTGATGGTTCGCCACGTGAGCTTCAGCAATTCGATAGCAGTAATAATGCAATGTATGGCAGGCCAGTAGTTACGTCCCCTTATTTTGGACCTCGCTATATTCGTCCTGGTGGATTTAATGCCGCTGCATTTGGTAATAACTGGATAGAGCATTTCCACCGCACCGTTAAAGCAAATGGATTTAATGCCCTAGCTATGGGTGTAGGACGACAAGGTGATACACCATATAAGCCACAAGGCTTATGGATAGGACCACAAATGCCTACGATTCCAAAAGGCTTTGCATCCGAGTTATTTGGCACTACATGGATTAGTAACAAGGTTCGGGGTATTTCCACTATAGGTTTTGATAGCATGGAAAATGATTGGGATATTTCTAGCTTTAAAGAGCGTATGAAAGTGATCCTAGTCAAAAAGCCGATCATCATCGAACCTAAAGAAATTCAACCGTTGTCATTTGGCCAAACAGCATACGGTGTAGCTAATATTCGATTAAAAACACATTACATTCGACCTGACGGCAACTCAGATCAATATAGGAAAGGTGCTCCAAAATGAAAAGATTAACCCCCTTGCGTGGTTTTGATAATGTTTCAGATGATGACAGCATGTCGAGTTTTGGTCGCGAACCGTTTGTTAAGCTGCGTGATGCTGTAAACGTCAATATTAGCTCAAGCGGTCGTGTGCAGCTGCGTGAAACCGGTGCTGTTGTCACAGAAACACCCTATAAGAATCTATGGAATAGCCCATTACACGGCGATACCTTTGGTACCTTAAATGGTGAATTGGTCAAAATCAATTCGGTAGATTGGTCACATGAAAGTCTAAATATTGAATTGAAAGGAAGCGTAAATTACCTAGTCGTGAATAATTTTATTATTATTTCCGATGCGCTTGCCCTATATAAATATGACGGCGCACGTGTGATTAAACTGACGATTGAAACTCCACCTGAACCGATGGCGCGTTTATCTATTGGATCACTACTAGATGGAACATACACTGTTGCAATTGCCTGGTCTAAAGATGGACGTGAATCAGGCTTATCTTCAAGTGTAAGTCTAAATGTTGAGGGCGGTATAGAACTGATCTTGCCGTATAACTACAGCGAAGATGCTGACCAGATCGTGATTTACATGACTGAGCGTAATGGATCAGAACTATTGAAGGTAGGTGCTGTTGCTGTAAATACGCCAACCTTTAGCATCAGCAGTGATAAGGACCTGACACGTGCTGCACAATTTCAGCACCTTTCACCCATTCCCCCCGGAAAGTTTTTAAAGTTATGGCGCGGTCGATTGCTGACTGCAGATAAAAACATGCTGTACTTTTCCCAGGCGTTAAACTTCCATCTGCATGATGAGCGTTATGATTTCGTCGCATTACCGCAGCGCATTACCTTTGTTGAACCGGTTGAATCTGGTATTTGGGTAGGTCAAAGTAATACTGTGGTCTTTCTCAGTGGTACCGACGTGAAAGAATTGAACCTGGTGCAAACAGGGGCTAAGGCTCCGGTATCAGGATCGGCCTTGCGTGTGAACAGTGATTTGCTTGGCGAAATATCGGCAGGTCTGGAAGCTGTTTTATGGTTGGCCGAGAATGGCTATTGCATCGGAACGCCTACTGGAAACCTGATTGAAGCCCATGCCAACACATTGAAAGGCATCACCGCAAAAGCTGGACAGTCTGTAAGGTTTGATGATCGAATTGTCACTGTACTACATTGAGGACTGGTTTAACAAAATCCGGTCATGACAATGGAAAAAATTAATAAATCTGCACTTTTGGGTGCATTGGCTCGCGGTGAGTTCACTGAAACAGACAACCAGATTACATTCGACAAACTTGGTGGTATTCAGTTTAAAGGTGAATACTTCCATCGTGTCAATGGTGGTGAATGGGAACATGCTGATAACCTTGTGGTAAATGAAGGTATTTCACATATCCTCAATGTGGCACTAGGCGGTAAAGCAAAAACAGCTAAATACTACCTGGCATTATTTAGCGGTAGCACTGCACCGTCACCGACTTGGACAGCGGCAAATTTTGCAGCGGTGGCATCTGAGATCGTTAGCGGTACCGAAGGCTATACCAATGCCACACGTCCTGAATGGACACCAGTGGATACCAACGGCAACTCGATTGATAACATGGCTGCAGCTGCTCAGCTTACAATTGCGACGACTGGTACCTTGACGGTGACTGGTGCTGCACTACTTACCAACTCAACCAAAGGCGGCACCACTGGTACGCTCATTTCTGCAAGCAAGTATCCGGTGGCGCGTACATTCCAGAATGGTGACATTTATGAGATCGGTTATCGCCTAAGCGCAACGGTGTAACCCATGGCAAGCCCTAAACCCTATGGGCTTCATGTAATTAGCGGTGTACTCACTGACAACGATATTAACTTTATCGCTTCTGTGATTCACCGCTTTCTTACTTTTAAAGAAGCCAGTCAACTCGAAAACCTGAAAAACACCTATGATCTTCCTGACGGTGGTTATTTCATCGTGCAAGATATGGGCGGTGTTTTCCGTGTCATTGCTGATAAAAAGGAACAGCAGAAGTTTTATTTTCAGGACGATGGCCTGGTTAAAATGTATATCCCGATGTTCTTTAGTGGTGTGGTGGAAAAAGCCACCATCCGCGAAGGGGAGAAAGTTGAACTTAAACTGACACAACAATGCCGCAATCGTATCGGGCGGCAGTTGCAACGCGCAATTCCTGAACTGGTTAAACTGGAACGCTTTACCATCATGCCAGGTGATAAGTTTTTTGAGTTTAAACCAAGAGTAGAAACAATCGTACAGCGCACACAATATGTTGGACACAATCCAGGATGGTACAGTGGCACGATGGCAAAACTGCATCAGTTTGTAGGTGGTTATGGTCGTCAGGATTTCGATGCACTGCCAGACAATGATATGGAGCGTATTAGTTTCACATTGCCAGATGCGTTACGGAAAGAGCTGCTAGAAAAATATTTCGATGTTCGCTTGCCTGGTTATACCGGTATTCCACCATCAACAGGTCAGTTTCAATACGACTATAAGTGGTCTAAAACACATGCAGTTGCTTTTGATTCAGCAGGTCGGCCATGGTTAGTCCAGGTCGGTGGGAAGGTTTATGTGATGCCTTTACCGATAATACCATTAACAGCTGATCCAAAATTTCACGAATATATTTATGAGTTAGGCGACCAGGAGTTAATTAACGTACTTGAAACCTTTGGTGCTTTTCCTTCCGGTGAATCATTCCCTGATAATGGTGAGGACTTTCAACGATGGCTTCGTGCAGGGGTCATTATTGAAATCTGTGATAGTGGGGAGTTTTTGTCACATCAGGCATTTTTTACTGCTTGTGGTTGGTCCTTTAATAACCGTGGTAATTCAGCCTATAACACAGGATACCGCTACGACAGCAATGGAATTGCAGAGAGTACCACCTTCCGTTTAAGCCTGAACTTGACTGCTTCTCCGATTCACTACGGCACAGATAAAGTCACGATCAACGACGAAACCGGTTTAAGTGATAATGAACAAAGTCGATTGACTGCTTATTTATCTAAGATTATGTCAGCACTTGGCGTAGAGGAAAGTTTAAGCAAAACCATTAAATATAAAATCAGGCATATTAAACATTCCGTGATTTTAGAACGTGCCAACTCTATTTTAAGTGACGATGTATCCGCTGAAATCGACTATTGGGATAAATATATATGCGATCCAATCGCATCACATACCGGAAAGATCCATAAGTTATATACCGGCAAGCTCTACCATCCTGCAAAACCGATCAATCAGCCGCAAATTAAATTTCCTGAATATACCGAAAGTTTATGTGTATCTTTTGATTTTGGTCCATTAGAGCTTGGTGTTTCTGCTGAATGTGACACTATTATGTATGCCTACTATGATAATGATTCGCTAAAGGTAGTTAAATACTTTTACACCAGTAAAAAATATCAACGTCAAGTAGATACGAACTATGAGCAATACATGACAGTTGGTTCGTGGTACCGCAATGAAACATCAGGCGACAGTACAATATCAGGTCACTTCTATCTCACAGATATTGACGATCGTGAAGATATAGCACCAACGGAAACAAAAACCACGATTAAAGGTGAGGATAAAGGTTATGACAGTCAACCGGTCTTTGCTTTTGATGGCTTCTTTCAACGTCCAGGGACTATGTGGCGTAATCGCTATTACACCCATTTGACCAAAACCGAAACAATCCGTGATAAGTCTGTCGCGCTTTCAGTCCTAGTACCCATGCTGAACCGAAATACAGTACTTCATGCTAGAAAGAAAGTATCAGGAAGTAAAACTAACTCTGAAAGTTTAACCTTAGGTTCTGTTCAAGACCCGTATTCTTATCGCTACTGGACCAATGACGCTGTGTTTGCTTGGTCTGGTTCTCTTGAAAAGATGACAGGTTCACCATGGCCAATAAACGGCAATCCAGTTTGGGTAGAATTTGAAAGATACAATCCTTCACCGGCTAATGATTTTGCTGACAATGGTTCGTGGGTGCATGGTTTCCCTGCTGACTATACCTGGTTGATTCATCCAAACAACAATGAGTGGAAAAACAACGGTGGCGGTGGTGCGCCACCAGTACAGAGTTATAGCAAATCAACGAATACACCAATAGAAATAAGCGGTGATATTAAATGGGTAATCAATGACAAGATTGTTATTGCTTCTAATAAAGTACCTGATAGTCGTTACTTTCTACCCTCACCGGATGAGTATGGTTTTGGTATGAGCCGTATAAGCAGTAAGGTTTTTCTAGGTGACATGGAATATGCCAATATTAGCGAAACCAACGATGCAGGGTTCTGGAAATATACTGGATTTTCATCACTGGTGAACCACAGCCGCGCATACCACTTTATCGGGGTGATCAATGAGTAGTTATCGTGATGATACTCAGGAAACAATTGTATTAAGTTCCGATGCCTTTGGAAAAACAACATCGGGTGATGTTGAGAAATTTTCCTTCACTGAAACCATACTCAGCAAGGTTCGACACAATGTAGAGGAAATCATCCGGCTTGGGGATGAGGACTTATCACGCCGTAAAGGACGGTTAGACAGTGAACTAGGCTTTGCCGATCAGGTGATCCACACGGTACGAAAATTTCAACTGATTGAAGAAACCTTTATCCTGGCCGATCATAGTTTTGTAAAACAATCTGAACTAATCACTGAGGATCTTGGCCTGGGCGAAGTGGAGCAGGTTAGTTATAAGACTGTACACATCGAGCCATTTAAAGTGGCCGATGCACATTTCACCTATAAAACTGCATTCCAAAGTATCAGTGATCGCCTGAAATTAAGCGATAGCCTACATGCCCTATCACGTTCTAGTGATCTGATTGAAGAAAGCCTGGTCATATCGGATACAACACGTGACAAATTAAAAACCTTAATTGTTGAAACTTTAGGACTTGGCCAAGAGCTTGAGCAATATAACCAGGTACTTAGTCAGGTATCAGAAAGTTTTAAACTGCATGATCGAGCTGTACGAATAGTCAGTGACACGATTGAAGATACGATCCAGTTTAGTGATGAGTTTAAAAAATTATCAGATACGGTTGAGCTGGTGGTTGAAAGCCTGGCGTTTGCCGAGCAGGTATCAGGGCAACGGATGGTGCGAAGCCTGGCAGAATCCAGTTTAAGTTTTTCAGAATCCATTGACGGCATTAAACGTGCAACCTCAAGTGTGACCGAGTTGTTATTCCTGGATGATGAATACCACGACGGTAGAGAAATTATCGGAGCATGGACCACAACAGCCGATGGTTGGAACATGAGCCGCTACTATGATTTCCCTTATGAAGAATTGATTGTGATTGATGGCCAGCTTTATGGCGTAACCGCTACCGGTATTGAAGAACTTAAACAAGGTTCCGGCGTAGTCGCTGCACAGATCAAGACAGCAAGATTAGATCTAGGAGATGGTGGCTTAGTCCATCCAGAAAGCATGATCCTGGAATATAGCCTGGAGGGTAATTTATCCGTTGATGTGGTTACCACACAAAGCGGATACCTTCAGAAGTTTAATTATGTTCTACAAAAAGAGCCAAGCGAATATTTAACCAATGGCCGTGTGGTCTTTGGTCGCGGTTTACGTGGCAGACACTTTGAATTTGCAGTCAATATTGAGGGATCTACAGCCTACATTAACGACATGGTTGTGAACATCACTAAAACAAAACGGAGAATTTAAACATGATTATCCCTACACTCAATGTCGTTGATCAGGCGATTTCCGAAGTTCAGGACAAGATGAAATACTTTGAAGGGCGTAGCAATCAGTTACTCGGAGAAATGAGTAATGCCATGACGACGCTATCTAGTGTTACGGTCGAACCGGTGGGTAGTGCACCAGAATTGCCACGCCCTGAGAATGCGCAATTTCCAACGATAGATATGCCAGATACGCCTGAATTAAATGTGACTGTACCTACACCACATTTATTAGATTTGGATATTGAAAAGCCGGCTGCACTTACATCTCCTGAAATCCCTAGTCTTGAGATCAATTTGCCTGATGCACCGATCATGCAGAATGAGATTGAGATTCCATCAGAGCTCACCAATTTTGCTTTACCTGAAATCGATACCAATATTGAAATCGGCACACTGCCACAACTCAGTTTAAGTGGGCTGGATATTGGTCGTAACGCAGTCAATATTGATGTTTCAGAGCTTTTAGGCGGCCTGGATTTATCTGATCTGAATTTACCCGAAGCACCTGAAAACCCAATCTTAAACTTTCCAACATTGCCAAGCCTGGGTAATTTTGATTTGCCAGTTCGACCAGATATTGATATTGGAAGTGTAGAAATCCCAGATGCACCTGAAATTGTGTTGCCTGAAATTGGAGAGCTTCAAGCGATTACATTACCTGTATATGAGCCAGAAGCCTTACCGGTATTCGATGAATTGCCACCTGAATTTAGTGTGGAGCTACCTAGCGATATTGATAGCATTATGCACCAGGCCCAAGCGATTGCTGCAACAGACTATCAAACCTATAACAAGGACAGTGCAATTCAGCCTTTAGTCGCTGAAATTCGTGCCTGGATGAATGGTACTGCTACCGGTACCGGCTTACCTGCAGATATTGAAACCTCACTTTTCAATCGTGCACGTGAACGCAATAGCCGTGAAACAGAACGCGCCGTACAAGAGGTGATTGATCAGTGGGCCAGTCGCGGTTATAGCTTGCCGCAGGGGTCCACCCAAAAGCAGATCGATGCCATTCGGGATGATGCACGTTTAAAATCGGCCGATCTAAACCGTGACATTATGATTCAATCTTTTGAAAAGCAGCTTGGACATATCCGATTCTTGACAGAACAAGGCATTGCCCTGGAACGATTAAAACAGGACCTATGGCTTGCCTATGTTGGCAATGTGATGGATGCAGCCAAGTTCCAGGTCGAAAGTAAACTTAGTCTATTCAATGCACAAATCTCGATTTTTAATGCACGTACCGATGCGTTTAAATCCATGATTGACGTATATAAGACCAAAATTGAAGGCACCATTGCTAAGATCACAGCCTTTCGCGCCCAGGTGGATGCACAGGTAGCGATTGGTCAGATTAATCAACAGACCGTTGATATTTTTAAAGCCAAGATTGATGCTGTTATGTCGAATGTGGATGTGTATAAAGCACTGATCCAAGGTGCAACCGCACGTGCTGACCTAGTGAAAAGTCACTTTGATGCTTATAAAACAGAAGTGCAAGCATACAGTGAGCAGGTCGGGGCAGAACGGATCAAGGTTGAAATGTTTGATTCACAGATCAAGGCCGAAGGTACCAAGGTTCAAGCCTATGAATCAATGGCACGGACTTATGCCACCACCATTGAAGGTCTTTCATCTAAAGCCAATATCAAGATGAAAGAAGGTGATATGAAACTGGAGGCGGCACGTGTCAGGATTGCAGAGTTTCAGGCCAATACAGAATCGTATCGTGCATCAATGGATGCGCAGTCGAAGAAATTGCAGTTTGAAACAGAAGCATACACGGCTAATCTGGAAGCCATGAAGTCTCAGATTCAGCTTTCAATTGAAAAGATGAATACGCAAAGTAATATTGTGGAATCTAATTCACGTACACGAATTGCCTTAGCTGATGCTTTATCTAAGTATGCTGAAATGAAAATCCGTGTCGGTATTGCTAATTCGGATACCTTGTCACGCTTTGCTGATATGCGCTCACGTACTGCGATTGCTGTATCAGAAGCACATTCACGCTATGCAGACCTGTCACTACGGACCACGATTGCCAA